TTAATGGCATCACGTGGCAAGGATAAAAAGACAACTGAGGGCTCTAGAGGTAAAAAGAGTCGTGGTAAGAAGTCAAGAGGTTAATTGGGAAGAATATTTCCAACACATTAAACCTGTATGTCCTTGGAGCGGTGCTGCTCTTAAAAAAGGCGAATTAAAAATTACACAATGGTCTGGAGAGATTGAGCCACTAGGCAACAACCAGGCCATTGTTTACATTTGTCCAAACTATAATCGCAGACGATTAAAAAAATTACACAAAAAAATTGATGACGGAACATATGAATGGTTATGGAGTGAACCAACTAATGGTCCTAATGCATCACCTGTACCTGTACTAATACAACAAGACAAACGCAAGTTGTTTGATCTTAGGTTCGATACAGGATACTATGACGATATAATAGGTTAAATACTTACATGAGTACATCATTAGACGGCGTCTTAATTAAGAAAGCCAATAAACAAGAAACATTTACAAACGAACAAGTTGAAGATCTACAAAAATGTATGGATCCAAAAAACGGGTACTTATACTTTGCTCGTAAGTTTGCATACATACAGCATCCTGTAAAAGGAAAGCTGTTATTTGATCCGTATGAATACCAACTACGTTTGATGCACAGTTATCACAATCATCGATTTAACATTAATATGATGCCTAGACAAACAGGCAAAACTACCTGTGCGGCGATTTATTTGTGTTGGTATGCTATGTTTAGCCCAGATCAAACTATTCTTATTGCGGCGCACAAATACACAGGCGCACAAGAAATTATGCAACGTATTAGATATGTATATGAATTATGTCCTGATCATATTAGAGCAGGTGTCACAAATTATAACAAAGGATCAATTGAATTTGAAAATGGATCACGTATTGTTAGTGCTACTACAACAGGTAACACAGGACGTGGTATGAGTATATCATTACTATACTGTGATGAGTTTGCATTTGTACAACCTAATGTTGCCACAGACTTTTGGACATCGATATCTCCTACACTTGCAACAGGTGGTCGTGCTATTATTACTAGCACACCTAACTCAGATGAAGATACGTTTGCTACTATTTGGAAACAAGCAGAAGATAAATTCGATGATCACGGCAATGAGCAAGAAGTTGGTGCAAACGGATTTCATAGTTTTAGAAGTTATTGGAACGAACATCCTGATAGAAACGACGAATGGAAAGTTGAAGAATTAGGCCGTATTGGCGAAGAACGTTTTAGACGTGAGTATGATTGTGAGTTTTTAGTATTTGATGAAACATTAATTAATTCTATTAAGTTGGCTGCAATGGAAGGCAATAATCCATTGGTTAATATGGGGCAAACACGTTGGTATAAAAAGCCTACATCAGAGTTTACATATGCTGTTGCTCTTGATCCGTCAATGGGCACAGGAGGAGATAATGCAGCTATTGAAGTTTTTGAATTACCTAGTTATGAACAAGTAGCAGAATGGCAACATAATACTACAGCAATTCCTGGACAAATTAGAGTGCTTTCAGATATTTGTAATTATATACAACAAGAAACTGGAAATGCAAATGGATTATATTGGAGTGTAGAAAATAACGGAATTGGCGAAGCAGCACTCCTTGTTATAAATGACTTTGGTGAAGAAAATATACCCGGACTATTTGTAAGTGAACCTATACGCAAAGGACATGTACGTAAGTTTAGAAAAGGATTTAATACTACACATGGTACTAAAATTTCAGCATGTAGTAGATTAAAGACTATGATTGAAAACGATAAAATGACTGTCCATTCAAAGCCCTTCTTATCTGAGCTAAAAAACTATGTAGCAACAGGATCTAGTTATAATGCAAAGCTAGGACAAACGGATGATCTTATAAGTGCAACACTACTTGCTATTAGAATGATGGCAGTTCTTAAAGATTGGGATCCGAGAATTTATAATACATTTACACAAGCAGAAGAAATTGATGACTACGAAGCACCAATGCCTATCTTCATAAGCAGCAACTATTGATAAATACAATACAATGAAAAATTTAGATCTAATATCAGAAGAACTTTTTAATAAGATACGTGGACGTTTTCCTAGTGTCACTATAGGTAATGTAGATGGTAAAGTAACAAATGTACCAAAAGATGCTCGTTACTTTGACTTTGATTACAAAGAAGGTGATACAAGTTTAGGAAAAGTTAGTGTTAGCATAACTGATGAAGCAATTGAAGTTATGTATAGTGATAATTTTGTTGGTGAGCAAGACGAGTTAACACAACAAAATTGGTACGATTTTTTAAAAGAACTTAGACAGTTTAGTAAAAAACGTTTAATGAAGTTTGATACACGTAATATTAATAAGTCCAATTTAGATCGTCGAGATTATGAATTCTTGGCAGCAAACCGCGGAGACAACACAATGAGTGAATCAAAGATGTATGGAACTAATAAACTTAGTTACCAAAATGTAGATAGTGCTAGAATAGTTATCAAGCACACAGAAAGTGTAAACCCAGAGCTTGGTAAAACACGCACAAGAAATATTGGAAAAATATATATTGAAAGTGCAGACGGCGAACGCTTTTTATATCCATACAAACACCTAACTGGTGCTAGAGCAATGGCAAGACACGTTGCTGAAGGTGGTAAACCATTTGATGATTTTGGAACACATATTGTAGGCCTAAGTGAAGAGATGAATAAACTCCGCAAGTTTAAATCTTACATGGGTCGTTCAGCTGTAATGGCAGAAAGCCTGTCAGGATATATGGATGTTGTTAAAGAAAGAATTACTACAGTTAGAAAAACTATTGAGTCATTACAAAAGCCAAAGTTTTATGCAGAAACTATTGCCGCATACGAAAAGCCGATGATGGAAGATGTGCCTAGCGATGTTGCAGAGAATTGGGTAGACCAATTAACTATTAGACAATTTAACGAAGAATTAAAAGATGTATTTCCTTACATATATAAATTAGTAAGTGAAGCAACAAAAGCAACACAAATAGAACCTAATGATTTATTAGGTGAAAGTCAACAAGTAGTCGAAGATGTAGAATCTTGGGCAAAATCATTAGATGATAAGGCAAAAAAACAATTTATAGCATGGGCAAGACCAATTATTAAAGCAGCAGATATTAATATGGGTACTGATGTTTACGATTTGTTAGGTAAAGAAATTGTAAATTCGCCCTTTGCTGATACATATAAAAGTTGGAAAGATGCAAAATACAAGGATGTCTTTAACCAATTAACAGCAACTGAAGCACCAATTGACGATGTTGAAGTCGGCGCACCGGCAGAAACATATAAAGTTGCACCTGGCGATACACTATACAGCATCTATATGAAATTTAAAAATGCTAACTTTCAAGGTCATGGAAGAGATGACGCACTACAAGCAATTATGGATGAAAATCCAGATATTACAGATCCAGCAATGATACAACCTGGCATGGTTATACAAATGCCTTACTTTATGGGATCAGGACCTGATGGATCAACTCGTGGCTTACCAGGAAGTTTTGACAAGTACGGTGAAGAAATTGAAAACAGTTTTGAAGACATGATGGGGCAGTTTGCAGAAGCAAAAGAAGAAATGTGTCCAGAAGCGTGTTGCGGTAAACCTGTAACAGAATGCAAATGTGGACCAGATTGCGAGCATTGTGACTGTCACGAAAAGAACAAAATGAACGAAGATGAAACAGAAGGCAATGCATATGCACACGCTGTAAAGAAAGCCAAAATGAATGGCAAGAAAAAAGGCGACAAAATTGATGGGCCAGACGGTGATGAGATTACACTTGAAAAAGATCAACAAATTCCAGTAAGTGAATTTGTACTATCGTTGTTTGACAGAGAGCAAGGAACATTTCCAAAAGGCGAAACAGCAGTATTAACAGCAATTGAAAAAGATTACGGTGAACAGTATATTGAGCCAGCAAAACAATTTATTGAGCGAATACAAGCAACTTTTGAACAGTATGCACAACCTGTACAAGAACCAATGATAGACGAAGAACCAGAAGGCACTGTAATGGAGCCTACAATCGAGCAAGATGAAGAAATTGGTGAAGGATCAGGCTTACAATATTACACAGGTGTTAAAAAGCACGGTAAAGAATACATGGACAAAGCAGCAAAAGCAGGTCGTGAAGGTGCAAGTCAACAAGAACTTGGCGCATTAAAAGACAAATACAGCAAAGCTGAAAAGAAAACAGAGGCTCAAGAAATAAGAGAACTAGGCGATAGATTAATGAAATTAGCAGGACTATAAGTCCTACTATAAGTTTTTATGTTTTTTCTTTAAAAAAAGACTTGACATTGTTTGTAAACCAGTATATAATATAAACTGTGCTACAAACAAATAGGCACAAAGCACATAGGCATAACATATAGGAGGCAAAACTATGGCATCATTAGCAGAAATTAGAGCTAAACTTAAAGAGCAAGAAGCCAATACTGGCGGAAACCGAGGACCACAAGGTCCAAACCCAATCTACCCATTCTGGAACATCAAAGAAGGCGAGTCGGCAACGATGCGTTTTTTACCTGACAGCGATCAGGATAATACGTTCTTTTGGAAAGAACGTTTGATGATCAAACTTCCATTTAGTGGAGTAAAAGGTGACACAAGTTCACGTCCAGTACAGGTACAAGTACCATGTATGGAAATGTATGGTGACAGCTGTGGTATCTTACAAGAGGTACGTGGTTGGTTTAAAGATCCAAGTCTAGAAGACATGGGTCGTAAATATTGGAAGAAACGTTCATATATCTTCCAAGGATTTGTAACAGATAATCCACTGGCAGATGATGAGGCACCTGAAAATCCAATCAGACGCTTTATTATTGGTCCACAAATTTTCCAAATTATTAAGCAGGCACTTATGGATCCTGATATGGAAGAATTACCAACAGATTATACTGCTGGTGTAGACTTCCGTCTTAATAAAACTTCAAAAGGCGGATATGCTGACTACGGCACAAGTAATTGGGCACGTAGAGAGCGTCCATTAAGTGATGCCGAGATGAATGCAGTTAATACACATGGACTGTTTAATCTTAATGACTTCCTTCCTAAGAAGCCAGGTGAAATCGAAGTTAAAATTATGCAAGAGATGTTTGAAGCATCAGTAGATGGTGAAGCGTATGATCCAGATCGTTGGAGCAATTATTTCCGTCCAAGCGGAATGGCTGCACGTACTGGTGATCCGAACAAATCATCAACTAATGGTACAGCAACATCAATGACAGCTGACCCTAAACCAGTTGCAGAGGCTGCACCAGTAGCACCGACTCCAGCACCAGAAGCGGCTCCAGTCGCAGAAGCAGCAACAGCTGCACCAGCAGGTGATGGATCAGATATACTTGCAATGATTAGAGCACGTCAATCATAAAATAAACAAAGTGAGTAGGGGAGAGATCCCCTACTAAATTTTAACAAGGAGAAACTATGGCTAAATCATTTGACGTTAGTAAGTTCCGTAAGGACTTGACTAAAAGCATCTCAGGCATGAGTAGTGGCTTTAATGATCCAACAGATTGGATTAGTACAGGCTCGTATGCACTTAACTATCTTATTAGTGGCGACTTTCACAAAGGTGTTCCGCTAGGTAAGGTAACTGTGTTTGCAGGTGAATCAGGAGCAGGTAAAAGTTATTTCTGTTCAGGTAACATCGTAAAACACGCACAAGATCAAGGCATCTTTGTAGTACTAATTGACTCAGAGAACGCACTTGATGAATCGTGGCTACAAGCATTAGACGTAGACACGTCAGAAGAAAAACTACTAAAACTTAACATGAGTATGATTGATGATGTTGCTAAAACAGTATCAACATTTGTAGCAGACTATAAAGCAATGGCCGAAGAAGACAGACCAAAAGTATTGTTTGTGGTTGACTCTTTAGGTATGTTGTTAACACCTACAGACGTAGATCAGTTTAGTAAGGGTGATATGAAAGGTGATATGGGTCGTAAGCCTAAGCAATTGACAGCACTTGTTCGTAACACAGTTAACATGATTGGTTCACTTAATGTAGGACTAGTATGTACTAACCATACATACGCATCACAAGATATGTTTGATCCAGATGACAAGATCAGTGGTGGACAAGGTTTTGTTTATGCATCAAGTATTGTTGTTGCAATGAAGAAAATGAAACTTAAAGAAGACGAAGCTGGTAATAAGATCAGTGAAGTACGTGGTATTAGAGCAGGTTGTAAAGTAATGAAAACTCGTTATGCAAAACCGTTCGAAGGTGTACAAGTAAAGATTCCATATGAAACAGGTATGAATCCTTACAGTGGTCTTATTGAATTATTTGAGAAAAAAGGCTTGTTAGAGAAGCAAGGCAATAGACTCAAGTATATCGATCTAGCTGGAGAAGAACATCTTGATTATCGTAAGGCTTGGATGGAACCATCTAAGATGGATATGATCATGTCAGAATACAATGAAAAGTTAGCACCTGTGGTAAATACCGCGGATGATGACGACGAAGTTGTTGTAGCCGAACATGAATTAATCGAGGAGTAAACTATGGACGAAGGTCAAATTGTTGACATATGGACTTTATTTAAAGAATATGTCGATAAAAAAAATATTGAGGTTGCGGCAGAACGCTATGTAGATATGTTAGCTGATTACGGAGTAGATGATCACACACTAACTTCGGTGTTAGGTAGTGATAATCATTTAGATGCTGCAATTAATTATTTTTTAGATGTAGAAGAAGAAAATTTTGCAGAAGATGATCCATGGGAAGATGAAGACTAATGGGGTGGTATAGCGAAGTCTCACGTGATGTATCTAAGATACCTGATGCTGTAGCGTTCTTTGAAAGCGAGTTAGTTAATGCTCGTCAAGAAGTAAAGCTCAAAGGTAATGTTGAACGTGCCGCGGCAGAAATGCCCGGCATTGTTGAGCATCGCTTTAATCAGTTACAAGAGAT